GTTAGTGAGATTGAAAATATGGCTTTACGGAAGTTTCAGCTCCGTTTACTAAGCCGTTATTCAGTAGGATTACTAGGAGACGTGATATGAAAACAGACGGCGTAGTTATTTTAGTAGCGTTATTCGGTATTATTGTCTGCACTTACTTGGTCGCTATGACCGAATTAACGCGCAGGGAAGAACGCTCAAAAGTTAATTGTGACGTATTGATGGGCGGATGGCACCCTGATACTGCTAAGAAATACGCTGAGTTATGCTTGCAAGCGCGTGAAATGGCTCGGCAGCAGTCACGCTAACATAGTTGACGCGGATGTTTGTACGTCAGCAACACGCTTGAGCCATCCTTTGCCGTATGTCTGGAAGGTCGGCAAGGACTTGTAGAACGCCTCTTTGCTGTTGCTGAACTTGTCTAGCAAGTCTTTACCGTCTGCCTCTTGGATTGCTTTCATGGTTGCAGGGCCAATAGATCCGTCAGCAGTCACGCCAAGGGCTTTCTGTATCATCTTACGAGCAGCGGCTGGCCCAGCATTAATAGCAAAATCAAACACGGCGTAATCCACGCCAGCAGGTAAATCATCACCTCGAACGGCATCCCAATAATCTCTTTTGTATAACGGTTTAACATCTTCTTTTTTTAACGCCTTCATATCATCTTGTGTAACAGTATGCCCAATGTACTTCTCCCAATTGGCTTGAGTACACCCCCACATGGTGCATCCCTTGCGCCCGTCTGGTAACTTATTGCCAGGATCACGTTCGTCATTTGTAAAACCACCTTCATGGGCGATGACCATATCGAAAGACTTATCCCAATTGCTAATCATTTTTGCGATAAAGGTTGTGTTGTTAAGAATCGTAGTATCACAATGCCGACTGAGATAAATACGCCTGCCGCCATCTGTAGTGTTGGCGAGCTAAGTAGTCCAACATAGCCTTGTAAGATAGACAACACAGCGATTAAGATTGCAAACCAAACTGTTTTACTTTTAAAGATGTTCATTTTTTACCTTTCATGTCCATAATTTTTTCAAGCGTGCGACCACCAAAATAAAAACTCATTATAAGCATTCCCCACTGCCCAAGCAACTCAACATAGTTGTTGTTTACTTCAATATCCCATGCTGACATCATCCCAAAGGTTGTGTAGGTTACTAGAATAAATACAAGGGTTATAGGACGAATGTTCTTAGACATCCAAGAGTCTGACATCATGTCGGCTTGCACGCGCTTGGTCAGCTCTTGCTGTTCGTTCATGTCGGCTTGCAATTGCGCTAACTCGCCATTCTTTTGCATCTCTAATAACTTGAGCTGGGCTTCTTGTTTGGCCTGCGGATCAGGCACAAACTTATCTACCAGCTTCATTCCTACGCTTAAAATGTCATCTATCCCGAACATTATTTATCCTTCCTAAAATGTAGCAACGCCAAGTCAAATATGATCAAAGACGCGCCAATATCCTTAGTTATCCATAACGGGAATAAAGTATCTGTAGGGTACGCGCCAAACTCGAAGTAGTGTAGCGAGCGCATAATCTGCACCATCAAGCCCATTGTCATTACAAATATGCCAATTTTAGATAACATCCGCATATCTGTAAAGAATCCCGAAAACGCTAAGAAAGCTACTACAAAGACTGCAATTAGTTCAATTACTAGGATAGACATGAGCCAATGAATCAAATTCATTTCTTTGCTCTTTTATGTTTAATTTCGTCTGCTACTTCACCAATGTCCATGTGTTCACGCTTAACCATGTAATTAGATACCCAATTAATAACAGCTACACTACACATTCCAAGCACCCACGCTAGTCCAATTAACACGTCTAACTTTTCGGAACTAATGCCTAATTTTTCAGCAGCTATACCTGTGAACGCAAAACCTGCCATTGCAGAAATCCCGCCTGCAATAAATACAGACGCAACCTTACCCTTCTCTTGCAACTTCTCAGGAGTCCAAAACATAGCAAGCGACAAGCCACCAAACAAACCACCAAGGGCAGGCGCTAGCTTTTCAATTAGGAATCCTTCTGGCATCATTTTACAATGACCGCTTGTAGCAACTCCATCAAGGTGTCTTTGCCAAAAAATGTAACGGCTATTAATGCGTATAACATATACTCAATGCGAGCCATGCGCTTATCCCCACGATCAAACGATTCCTCAATGCGTTTGTATCGTTGCTCACAAACTTGTTCGTGAACGCTAATCCGTTTATCGTTTTCAGCTATTGAGTATTCCATATTTACCTTGCAAGCGCGTTTTGGTTTTGTTGTTCAGGAGCTAATGCGTTAACTGGCGGTGTAGTAAGACTTGCTACGCCTGCGCGTGTACCCGAAAGATTAGCCGCATTTTTAAGCGCTTTTAATACTTGAATACGGTCATCGGCAGGTAAAGTATTTAAGATTTCGTTCATACTTTTACCTGTTTTAGCTGCGTTTGCTAGTATATCTATTGTTTTATCACTAACTTTATTTTCTAAAGTTCGTATGACTTGTTTAACTATAGCGGTCTTATACCCTACAAAGCCTGGTATCTTTTTAGCAAGGCTTTCATCTTCAAACCCTAGTGCTTTAGCGCCTGCTTTAGCTTGTTCGGCTATTTTAATATCACGCGTCAACTGATCAGCAATCTGTTGCATAGGTTTAATATCAGCGCCCATTTCTTTAAAGATATTAAAACTGCCTGGGCCAAACACTTTTTCTACTGCGTCAGGATTGTTGCCTTTAACTAGCTTAATAAATTCGTCAGGTGATGATTCAAACATAGACAATGCTTTACCTGCTAATTTACGTCGGTCAATTAGTTGAGCGTTAGCGGCGTAATCACGCAAGTATTGCCCATAACCTGTACCGCCAGCTTCTTCTATGGCGTTAATAATTGGATTTTTAAGGTCAGCCATTACTTTTGCTGCTAAGTTCTTTTTAGCTGTTTGATCTAACCCTGGGCGTAATTTTTCAATAGCAGCGTTAACAGAATTTTTGCGTAAGCTATCTAATGCAAACGCGTCTATTACCCCGTCATTGTTTGTCCATTTAACAACATCATCACCAAAACTCTTAACAGCGCCCTCAATAACATCATTACCTGCAAATTCAGGATTACGCAAAATACCGTTTATACGACTTATGACAGATTTAGCTGTTAAAGGTTTTAATCCATTTGCGGCTAAACTATCAAAAGCGGCTTGTTTAAATTGCGCCGCTTGACCAAAGATTAATGATCCTTCCGCGGCCTTTGATGCTACTTCATCGGCTTTATCTGCTAATTCACCTATATATGTATAGCGTGCGGTGCTAGTTGGCAAACCTTGCTCAACTACACGTTGTGTTGCCAGATTACTTGCGCGATCTCCTGCTGCAACAAAACGGCGAACATCTTGAACTTTATCTGTTGCAGCTTGTCCTAATACATTTGCTTCGCCTTGTAGTTTGGGGCCTAGAGTGCCAGCAATATTAGCTGCTGCTAATTCAGTTTCACGAATTGGCGTCATTAAATTGTTTAACGCATTTTTAAATTCGCTTACTGAGGTTAAATTTTCAGTTAAAGATGGCCCACCAGCTAGACGCGCTAACTGATTTAATTGCTCTGTTTTTTGTTTATCTTTAAGAACACGATAATAACTAGACTTATCTTTGCCAGACACAAACCCTAAAAACGCTTGGTAGACGTCATTGTCAATACCATACGCTGCTTGTGCTGCGTTAATATCTAATGGCGCTGCACCGTTGGCTGCGCGGATCTGATTAATCTGATCACCAGCTGCTTGACGAGCAATTTTACCTGCTTCAACATTAGCTAGTTTACCTGTAGCTGCATCAATAAATTTACCTGCGCCTATGGCTAAAAATTTAACAGCTGGCGGCGCAACAAAAGGTAAAACACCGCCGATAGCAGCGCCTGTGTCAAATTCTTCTGGGTTAACTAAAGCTGATGATACGCCACCAACAGTAGTACCACCAACCAATCTTGCTAACGCATTACCAGTTCTACCAGCTAAAGTTGTGGGTGTTAACCCTGTTTGAAATCCACCTGAGCTAAGTGATTTTGCTAACGGTGTGGTTATACTTGCTACTTGCGGCGCAACTTTACCTAACATTTGCACAGGTTTAGCAATTAAACCGCCAGCAGGCAACGTAGCTACAACTTCACCTGCAAACTCACCCGCGCCTGCGTAGCCAGGTGCCACGTCTTTATACGGTTGAATAAACTGTTTTTGCAATTCTTGGCGACGTATGGCATCTTCAGTCAAAAATTGCCCTGTGTCTGTAGCGCCTAACGCTGTTAAACCTTTACCAAGCAATTTTTGACCACCAAGTACAATGTTACCTACGCCTGTATATGCGCCTGCAAACGGTGCGATGGCAGTAGTTAACTCACGTTGCACCATTTCTCTGCGAGCATCCGCAGGTTCAGCAGCAACATTTTGACGCGCATCGGGAGCGTTTGCTATTGTTGGCGCTTGTGTTTCGCCACGCATACGCTTAATTTCCATTGCTAATGCTTTTGCGTCGTCAACATTACCCGCTGCATCAGCTTTAACAAGGGCAGAACTTAACTGTTCAAGAGTAGCCATATTATTGAGCGTATTTATTTACTAAAGCATCAATATCAACACCGCCTGATGGCGCTTCACCTGCTTTTTTCCTAGCCCTTTCAATACCTGTTTTAACAATAGCTTTGTATTCGTTAGCGGCAGTAAGAAATTCTTTTTCACTTTGCGCTAAACTCATCCTTGTTTTAGCTGCTGTTGCTTTTTTACCTTCTGTTTCAGTAATAGCGCCGCCACCTTTAAGAGTTTCAAAGGCTTCTAAGAACGCGCCGCCCATGATTTCATCAAAACGTGCTTTAAAGTCAGCTGCAGGAGTGCCAGGTATAAGTTGTTCAATACCTGGTATACCTAAAGTTTGAAGTCTACCCATACCTACTGCGCCTGTAAAGCCTGGGTGAGGCGCTGTGCCTGCGTTAATAACTTTACCACTTTTATCTTTAACTGCAGGTGTTCCAATCATAGCGTCAATTTTGCCAAGCAGACTTTCACTTGTTGCAATAGCATTTGGTAATGCTATAGCAGCAGCCGCTTGTGTTTTACCTGCTGTTGTACCCGCTGCTTTAGATGCGGCAAGTTTTGCTTGTACGGTAGGATCTAAGTCCGCAGCTAATCGTCGTTCTGCTAAGTTTAATTGACCGCCTGATATATCAGTTTGACGTCTTGCATTTCTTTCTCTTTCTGCGTTAGCGCGTGCAGTTTCTTCAGTTGTAACACGTTTTTCAGCGTCTAACCCCCGTTGAGCAATAATGGACGCGCGTTGCGCTAAAGGAATTGACGTTAATTCTTGCACAAAAGCATCTGCTTGTTGAGGTGTCCATGCGCCTTCTAACACGCCGTCTTGAGCGTGCGCTCTAATATTGTCGTCAGATGGATTAAATTTTAAGTCAGATGTTTTTTCACGAATTAATTTTAATTTTTGAGCTTTTGTTTCTGTGATACTTTTTTGTTCCGCCGCCTGTTGTGTTTTTAACTGTTGCGCTGTTAGCTCAACATCTTTTTGTGCTTTAATAACGCCAGGGATAGCTGACCCAGCGCCGCGTTCGGCTAGTTGTTTGGTCAAAAGGTTGTAATCTAAAGAACCTGTGTTTGGGTTAAACGCACCCTTATATGCTTCAGCTAACGCATTTTGTGTATCAAAGTCTTGTTGCGCTTGACGCATTTTTAGCGCATTAAGTTGTTGACCTTGTTGCGCGCCTTGAATTTGCGAATATGCCGCCAATTGATTCATTGGATTTTCAATTTGCACGGGTTTGTAACCCATTGCAATACTTGGATCAATAGTTGCCATAATTAGTCCTTAATCAATAAAGCCTGTATTAGCCATATAATTATTACTACCAGTACCACCACTAGGCATATATACATTACCGCCGCCATATTGGTTGGATAAATTGTTGTATTGTAATTGATTCGCTAAATTGCGATTTTGATAGAAGTTTAAACCTTGGCCTACCCCACTACTTAATGCGTTAGCCGTACCTACATAGCCAGATGCTCTTGCATTACCTGCTCCAATCATGTTACTTGCCGCGGCATTACCATAGTTACCTAATGCGCCAGATGCGCCTGTAGCGTAATTTTGTGACGCTTGTTGAGCTTGTTGAGTAGCTGACTGCCCTACACCTGCTAGACTTTGTAACGGCGCAAGCGTGTTAGTTCTTTCAGTTTGGAAACGATTAAACGCATTACCGTACTCTTGCGCTTGTAACGCACGATTAGCTTGATAACGATTGAAAGCGTTTTGGTATTCTTGCGATCCTAGTTGTTGCCCATACTCTTGCCCTGCTCTTAAAGCATTGCCAGATAATAAACCACCTCTAGCAGCGGCAGTAGCGTTCATGCCTTTTAAGCCTTCGGATAGACGGAACGCATAGCCTGGGTCGGCTTGAAAATCACTTGCACCAAAGTTTCGCATGGCAGACGCTGGGTCGTAACCTTCTACGCCACCAAACTTAGCCGACGCGTATGGGCCACCTTGCAACTGCGCTAACAACATATTTTGACCAGTAAGGCCAGCTTGCCTAAACGGTTCGTTTAGCTCAAGTTGTTTTAAATATTGTTCGCGTTGAAGTTCGGTTTGCTGATCTGCAATATCACGTTGCGCTTGCGTAGCTTCACCTGCTGCGCGAGATTGCGCTTTAGATGCTTGGCTAGATGAATAAGCGCCTACTAAAGTGCTAGCTGCTACCGATGCTGCTACCCATCCTGCCATTATATTTCTCCTTCATTAACAATTTTAGCTATGTTTGTTGTCGCTAACTGTTTAACTCTGTTTTCACCCAAACCACATTCAGGCACAACATAAAGTCTATTTTCTAAGACTGCTATATCTTTACAATCGTCAGGGTTTGCGTAAATATCCACCCAAACTACTTCATCTTCAAATACACGGCCAACACGTTGTTCGCCAGCACAAGCATCAAATTCACATGGCGCAGTCAATATTTTTACTTCTGTACCAATATTAACAGCAATTGTACCCTTTTCTAGCCGAACTTTGTAATCTGTTTTATGTGCAGCGCCTGTTAAAACACACCATGGCGGTACAGTAATTTTTCGTTCGTAAACGCTTGGGGTAAATGTATGCTCAGTTACGATGTCTGCTTGTTCCATTTTAAGCAATTCATCTTGCAACTTGACAATCTTGTCAGGCGTTACCTCAATATTAGCCAACCCCATATTTGCAAACATAGGTAGCGTAGGTAAAAACCCTTGTCCGTAAGTGACGGTCATTTCTACGTTCATACAATCTTCGTGATGATACCGTTAGTGACGGTGACTGTCTTACCATCGTTTGTTGTAAAACTACCTGACACGCCATTATTGGTTAGTGTGTAAATGTTAAAAAAGAATCTGTACCATTGGGTTGACATTAAATCTGTATCAGATAGTAATACAGGTACTTTAGCAGACGGGATTAGCGTTATATTTTCCATTACGCCCTTGTTGGTGATAGTTGTAACTCAGCAGCCATAATAGATATTTTTACTGGATCGGTGCCTGACACTTCATAGACACGGTCACGCAGTTTTAAAGTCATGCCAAGACGACGCCAAAAGATACGCTTTCCATAGTTACCTAGCTGACCCATTGACGACCAATGCTCATTAGACCAAGTATGACCACCATCATCCGACCAACGCAACATGGCTTGAGGATAATAGCCTGGTGCTGCTGTATGGATTGTAGTAATCAACGGGTCGTTACTAATAGTCGTAACAAGGTTAAACCCGTTTTGCGTAGTTAGTTCTTCGGCTATTTCGTATTCGGGATACAGATTAAGTCCAACGCCTGTCTCAGCATCAAGCTGCAAGGTATGTTGAGCCGTACGTTTATAGTCATTAGCGCCTTGTGGTAGCGCACGCCAAGAGCGTAACCATTTCTGAATATTTGTGCCATCGCTATACACATCTAAATCTAAAGCATATATATTGCCGTTTTCAAAGTCGCCAACAATAATTTCTTGGTTAAAATTCATCTGACAGTTAGAACGGTGGCGGGTAAAGTCACCATTTTTAAAGCCTGCACGTTCATGCCATAAGCCTGTAGCCACATCGTACACCCATGTTTTGCCTACAGTCGGAAATGTCAATACATAGAAAGAGTGGCCTTCTTGCTGGTATGTGTACGCTATTGCATCCGTTAAAACATCATAGTTTTGTATGGCAAATTCAATAGCGTGGGTAGATACGCGTAAGGCGTTATAACCTTGGTTACGGTATACAACACCAAAGCCCCTAGCATCTGCGCCTAACCAAAATAAGCTGTTATCAAGTTTAGCTACAGAGTACGCAGCCAAACAACCGACTTCATTGAACGCGCCTTGGATAGGTGCTAAAGGAAAGCCAGGAAGCGCTGCGTCATACCAAACTTCGGTAGAGTTAGTACCAAACAACCATACTTCACGATTATTAACCGCTAAAGATAATAAGTTGTCAGGCGCGCTTTCAGCGCTAGCAAAATTTAACGGGCTAATAGATAGTCCGTCTAATAAGTCACAAACCCAAACAAGTTGAGAGTCTGGTTGGTTAAATACAAAATAGCCGTCTATGTAACCAACTGTTACAGCGCCTGGAAAGTCAGGATCTGTAATCTGTTGAAAATTTTGCGTGGTCTTGTTGTATATAAACCCATCAGGATTACACGCTAAAAATAATTGCGTGCCATTGTCGGCAATAGACACAGGGCCTGTACCTGATACGACCCCTATTAATCTAGCTACGTAATTAACATCTAACCGATAAAACTCACTACCCGACACTACAAAAGCATCTTCACCGCGTGTTTGATTCGCCCATACAGCTCGAATAGGCCCTGTGCCAACACTAACTAATGTTCTAAGCCCTGGCGCTCTATTCAGAAAACCCGTGTCTTTACTGCCTTCAGGTGTCGCTTCAGGGAATAGATTAACCATGCGGTTGTCCGCGGCATTAATTGTCCTAGCTACATACGCTTGACCTAAAATAGGGGTTTTCATAGGCTATGCAACAACGGCTTTAATTACCGCAAAAGCAATTACAATAGCTTCTGATAATGAAGCAACAGTAATGTTACGCACGTTAATACTTGCTGATCCAGCCGCCGATTGTGCGTTAAGCAGATAAGAACCTGCCGTGCCACCGCTAATATGATTCATTACTAATATATCGTTGGCTTCAATTACAGTATTAGTTAAGACAAACGATACGGTTGTATCAGCTGCTAAAGCAGCGTTGTTTAGCGTAATTTGCCCTGTTGGTTTGTTTAGCGTTACACCTGTTGCTTTGCTAGTAATTTGCGTTACAGTACCGCCTGAGCCTGTAGTGTAGCCTTGCTTACCTGAACCTGAAATAACTTGATTGCCTGTTGTTGATAAACTTGTGCCTGTAGAAATACCTATGTTTGGTGTAGTAAATACAGGGCCACCAGTACAGTTACTTAAATTGCCACTTGCGGGTGTTCCTAATGCAGGGGTTATTAAAATAGGGCTAGTTATAGTAGGTGCTGTAAATATTAACGCATTGGTTATCTGTCTAGTAACATTATCACTTTGAACGATAGGAAACACATCTGTAGACGCGGCAGCTGCTGCAACTGGCAAACCTGTGATAGTTATATTTGGCATACTTTATCCTTAATAATTGCCAGCAAATATGTTGTAGCGCTGGCGTGTACCAACAATACTGTACGGCAAAGACATAATATCGTCTGGGTTGTTAATACGTTTGAGGTTGCGTTTAGACGCCATTGCAATTCGTGATACCTGTGGGCTTGGCTCTACACCAAACTCGGCAGCAAACTCACACGCTAAGTTATATCTAAAAGCTCTTAAATAGCCTGGTGGGAACAATATGTTAGTTGCAAGCGTAGCTGGTTGGGTTAACTCCTGAACCGAAATAAAATGCCATTGCAACACTTTAGTTGGCTTAGGGTATATGTACATCTCAATATTAGGGTACGTCATATTGGTAAATATGACTTGCGGGTATGTACTAGTGACTGTCTTAACCGCAATACCGTTGTATTGCTGTTGATTAATCATCTTAATACCAAACGAGATACCGTTGGCAGGGTCAATAAAGTATGTAGAGTCGTCTAGTAGAACAGGTCGATTACCTACAAAATCACCTGAAGGCCCTAGCGTTCTACTGAGTACATTAGGTGGCCAATTAAATACTTGGTCTTGCGTAGAGAATACTGATAGACGCTCAGTATTCCATGAATCAATCATTTGATTTAATGCAGCTAAAGCATCTTGCGATGTGGCGGCAGACGGCGTTTCACCTTCAGCCAATACCCCTAATAGACGTAGCGCCCCATTAATTTGATCGTTGGCGGTATAAATTGCCATAACTCACCCTTTACTCGATAGTTTTACGACGTCTTTTTACTTCCAATGTATTGACAGGAGCCGCAATCATTTCTTCTTC